TCAGGGCCGCGGATCCTCGTCGTCGCCGCTGACTGCATACAGCCCCGCCGCCGCGGCAGGAGGTGCCCCAACCACCACCTTCAGCGGCCGCGGGGCACCATGATAGAACCTGCCGATCGGGCCGGCGGTTTCGATCCCCATGTCCCGGGTGGCAAAGCCTCTCCGGCCGGTCGTCGCGGGCAGGCGCGCTCCATAGAAGCGCGGATCCGTGTATTTGTGGATGACATAGGTGTCGCCGTACGTCTTGCCGCGGGCGACGTTGAAGCGGCTGTCGCGAAAGGTGAGAAGAACCTTGTTCCAAAGCCTATCGATGGCCCCCTGTGGATCATCTATGAGCAGCTTATTTATCGATGATCTGGAGAAGTAGTGTGAGCCCATCCGATCGTCCGAATAGATGCGCCTCATCGCCTTCGCGACCGGTTTTGGGTAGCGCTGTTCCCACCACGCACGCCGTCCCATTTCAGTGCGAAGGAAGTACGGAAGGTCCACCTTGGCGAGGATCTTCTTTTCGAGCCTGAATTGCTTCCGTGCCAGGGCGCGCACCGCGGCTCGCGACTGGCTCCGCAGCTTCTGGCCAGCTTGAACAATCGTATTGGGGCCATTTCGAGTTTGCCTCACCTCCGAGGTTTTTCCTTGCCGGCCCGAACTGCGGGCTATGAACCGGGAAGGGTCGACGCCAAGGTCCGGCGCCGCCCGCCCAGCTGCGACCTGCTCTGGGTGAGAAGCACCACCGCCGAGCGGAACACGCCGGCGGCTACCAGGAAGGAGGCGAGATGCCTGCCCAAGTCCAAAACCTGCCGCTCCGCCGACCGCCGCGGAGGCGCCCCCGTTGATGACGCGGTGCCCGAAGTCACCTCCAGCCGAGCCAAAGCCGTACGCTCCCCCGTACGCGGCCCCTTCCACGGCCGCCCGCCGCGCGCCCGCGATACGGGCCAGCGCCAGCGCCTGCGCGCGTGAAAGGCCCTGCCGCGCCGCGCCAAGCGCCGTGCTCCTCACAATATTGGGTGCTCTTGTCGGCAGGAAGAGAACGCCGCCGACCTGCCCAGCGAGACGCGGACCGAACTGGTTCTGCTCATCAAACTCGTCGATGGCGCGCTCGCGGGCGAGGTTCTCTCGAAAAGTGCCGCCGTTGAAGAGCGTGTTGCCGAACGCGGCGATCTCGTCGGCCATGCCGAAGCTGAGCGCGTCGGCGGCGCCGCGCACGACCGCATCGACCATCTGGCCGCTATTGTCGGATCCGCCCTTCTTTCGTGCGCCGGAAATGTCGATCTTGAAGGTTGGCGTGGCGGCCGATGCCGGGATGCCCTTGCGCACTCCGTCGATCACCTTCTGCAACGTCGCGTCGTCCTGCTGGACGGTGAAGCCCGTGGCGTTGCCGAGCGCCCTGCCGCGAGCGAGGGCGAAGGCCCGTAACTCGCCCGGCGTAGCGAACTGACCGGCGTTGATCCGATCCTGAAACTCGCGCTGGAACTGCTGCGCGCCGGGGGGAAGATGGTCGCCGGGCTGGTTGAAGCCGATGTCGCCAATACCCTCAGGGTCGAGCGGGCCCTCGGGAAGGTCGAACCCGATCCTTCTTTTGTCGTCCTCGAGCATCTCGCGACCATTAAGGGGCGAACGCCGCGGATCGGAGGCTTCCACGTCCTGGAAGAGCTCGCTGACGTTGCCTGCGGAAAGCAATTCTGGATCGAGGTTGGCCACCCTTCTGTCGCGTCGCTTTCCCGTCAGGAAGGCTCCCTCAGCCGCTCCGTTCGGGTCATTGACCTCGACAACAGCGATCAGGCCGTTTGCAAGCTCTCCATCCGAGGCATCAAATCTTCCCGGCAGTTCTCCGCCAGGATTTCGCAACGCTGACCACTGCGCGTCGTGCGGGATCTGAGTATCGGAATGAAGCGGGCGTAGCTGGGCCAGGGCGGTTGCGACTTGTTCCTCGCCAAACCCTGCGTGTGTGTCACCTGCGGATGCCTGTGGCGCTCCGCCGCGTAGCGCCCGCAGCAACTCCGCGAGCTCAAACTCTGCGAGCAGCCGCGCCCTCTCACGCGGATCTTCGACCGCTGCGACCCTGATCCCATAGGCAAGCGCGTCACCAGAGACATCGGCAGGCAACCAGCGCTGCCTGGGCGGCCTGGATGATCCAGCGAACATGGACATGAGCCCTCCTTCTGCGGCGGTGCCGCGCTTTGTTGTTCGTGTTGAGATGGATCACCGGGCCCATCGAGATCTGTCCGCGTGTCAGTTTCGCAGCGTCGCTGCAGCGGCTGCAGCGGCCGCGTAATGATGTGAATGCCGAGGGACGCGAAGAGCCGGTGCGACTCCGGCTGAAGCAACGCGCCGCCGCCGACGCTGGCAAGCTCAGCACGTCGTCCCGCGCCGCTTTCTTACCAATTCGAAAATCTTCGCCAAGTACTCGCCCAATGCATTTTCGGGCTTGCCAAAGCGCTCGTATGGTTGATCTTTCACGGCCTCGAAAAGAGGGGGCACATCATGAACATTCTGAAGACGGCGCTGCTCGTCAGCGTCTTTGCGTCTGCATCCGTTCACGCGCAGGGCGTGCAGCCCGCGCCGGCTGCCGAGCCGGCGCCGGCGGTCGAAAGCGCGCCGGCGGTGCAGCCGGCCGTGATCGCGGTGGCGCCCGCCGCCGTCGAGGCGGTTCTGCCGGCCAACACCGAGGTCGTTCTCGTCGCCAATTCGATCATCAGCAGCGACAGCCATCGCAAGGGCGAGAAGTTCTCGATGAGCGTCGCCCAGGACGTGAAGGTCGAGGGCCGCGTCGTCATTCCGCAGGGCACGCGGGCGGTCGGCCTGATCACCCAGCGCACCGGCAAGGGCGGCTTCGGCAAGTCCGGCAAGATCGATCTCGGCTTCCGCTACATCGATCTCGGCGGCGTCCGCATTCCGGTCGACGGCAGGCACCACCAGGAAGGCAACGGCAAGGGCGCCGCCGCCGTCGGCGCCACGCTGGCCGTCGGCGTGATCGGCGGCCTGATGGTCAAGGGGAAGAACGCCCGTATCGAGGAAGGCCGGGAGTTCACCGTCCGCACCGTCGATGCCGTGCCGGTCACCCTCGCGGCGGATTCCGCGCCGGCGGTGATCGTCGCCAGCTACGTTCCGAGCAAGATCGAGATGACGGTCGAGACCGACAAGCAGCGCAAGGCGCGTGAAAAGGCGGAGCGCGCGCAGGGCAAGAAAGCGAAGAAATGACGTCTCGGATCGGCCGCTGCGGGTCGTCCCGCCGCGGCCGATCCGGCCTGCAAACCGAATGCTGCCGCCCGGTCCCCGCGACCGGGCGGCATTTTCATGAGGCCGTCGGCCGCCGCCCTGGAGCGCTCCTCCGTCAGGCAAAACCCGACGCCAGCTGCCCCGCGGCGAGCAGCTGGTTGAACAGGCTGGGGCTGCTCTTGGTGACGTTGGTCCCGCTTTCCGTGCCGGTGGTGTTGACCTGCTGCCCGTTGAACAGGCTGAACGGCGTGCCGCCGAGCAGCTTGCCGCCCATCTCGAGCTGCGCGAGCGGCGACATCCGATAGGCCTGCTCGATCTGGCGCTGCTGGTCGCCCATGCCGCCGAGGAGCGAGAGGTCCTCGCGGATCCCGGCGCCATATTGCTGCGCCAGCGTGCCGAGCAGCCCCGCACCCTGCAGCGCGCGCGCGTTCGCCGCCTCCTGTTGTCCGGCATTGAACCGCGCGGCGTCGTTCAGCGCCGCCATGTTGGTCAGCGCGAACTGGTTGCGCGCCGCCAGATTGTCGGCGCCGGCGGCGTTGCGCGCATCCGCCGCGTAGCGGGCGGCATCGGCCTGCAGCCCGGCGCCGGTCAGCGCGAACTGGTTCTGCTGCCCGGCATTGTACTGGCTCGCCTGGTTCTGCGCATCGGCGAGAAGCTCTCGGCTGCGGTTGATGGCACCGATGTTGAACTGGGCTGCGGCATCGTTGGCGCGCGCCTGCTCGATCGCGCGCGCATTGACCTGCCCGGCGTTGAACTGGCTCGTCGCGGTGGATCGGTCGGCGTTCGCCATGTCCATCTGGCCGGCCAGCCCGGCGTTGAACTGGCTGGCGTCGTTCTGCGCCGCCGCCAGCATCTCGCGGGCGCGGTTGATCGCGCCGACGTTGAACTGCGCCGCCGCGTCGTTGAGCCGTGCCTGCTCGAGCGCGCGCTGGTTGACCTGGTCCGCGTTGAACTGGCTGGTCTGCGTGCCCAAGCCGGCGTTGAACTGGCTGGTCTGGGAGAAGCGGTCGGCGTCCGCCGCGCCCAATGCCGCGGCGGTGTTGAAGCCTTGGGCGCGAAGATTGGCGGCGGTGGCGGCGCGGCCGCGAGCGAGCTCGCCTTCGGTCTGCGCTTCGCGGAGGCCGTAGCGCGAGCCGCCGAACGCGCCGGCCGCCGCCGCCTGCGCGGCCTGTGCCGCCCGCGTGCGCCCCGCCTCCGCATCGAAGTCGGCAAGCGTCGCGTCCACCACCTGCGACATATAAGGGTTGGCATAGCGCGCCATATGGTCCGCCGCAGCGCTTGACGCGGCGAGCGACGCCTGGGCCTCTCGCGTCGGGTCGATGGTGGTCCGGCCGTAGAAATGCGGGTCGAAGCTCGTCGCCGTCGCCTGCCGCGCCGGCCCGGTCATTGCCGCTTGTGCTTCGCGGGTCGGATCGATCGTGGTCCGGGCGTAATAGCCCGGCGTGTAGCCCGCCGCCGCGGCCTGGGCGGCGGGTCCGAGCGTCGGCGCCGCGTAGGTCGAGGCCTCCCGCTGCGCCGCCTGCGCCTGCGCCGGGGCGCCGATGAGACTCGCGCCGCGGTTGGCGGCCGTGAAGCCGAGATCGGATGCGCTCTGCACCTGGCCCTTCCACGCGTTCAGCTGGCCGCTGTTGTTCCAGGCCTGCTGCTGCAGCGGCGAGGCGGGCGCGACGAAGCCGTTCGGGTCGGCGTCCATCGCCGCGCCGATCCGACCGACCCAATCCTGGATCGAGTCGGTCACCCACGCCGGGTTCTGCGGGATCGTCGTGCCGGTCTGGTTGCTGGTCGCGTTCGATCGGCTGGTCTGCTTGGAGCTCGAAAGGCCCATCGTGATGCTCCCTAGAAGCCGCGGCCGTAGACGGCGCCGAGCAGGTCGGCGCCGCCGGTCATGCGGGCGAACAGATTGCCGATGTCGGCGGCCTGCGGGGCTGTGAACGGCACCCCGCTGCGCGCCTGGGCGTAGCCGGGCACGATCGGCGCCGGCGTATAGTCCTGCGCCAGGATCAACCCGCCCGAGGGTGCCGCGACGAAGGGTGGCGACGGCGGCGCGAACCCGACCGGCGAGACGGCAGGATCCTGGAACGTCGGCAGCGGCGAGGCCGCGGCGGGCGGGCTGAACGATGGCAGCGAGGAAACGCTTGTTCCTCCGCCGAGCGCCGGCGCCGCCTGCGGAGCCGGCGGGTCGAACGACGGCAGCGACGGAGGGGCCAGCGGGCGCGACGGCGGCGGCGCGGCCGCCGCGGCCGGTGCCGGCGCGGTGATCGGCGACGGCCGGTTCGCCGGATCGATCTGCTCTCCGGTCGAGGGGTCGAAGAACCTCCCGTTCTCGTAGACGAGGCCGGCCGTGGGGCCGAACTCGATCACGGGCCGCTTGGAAGGCGTCCAGCTCGTCATAGCTCTTTCCTCAATGCAATCTGGTGGACCCGGTAGCCGTGCGGCGCGAGCACCCGCGCCCAGCCTTCCCGGCTCTCGATGATCGCGCCGACGCAGCCGATCGACCGGCCCCAGGCCTCGCCGGCCGGGATCAGATCCCGCACGATCTCCTCGAGGTCGCCGGCGGCGATCAGACCCTCGACGTCCATCGCGCCGGTCGGATAGCGCCTGATCTGCGCGACGATCGCCGCCTCGCGTCCGACCCACAGCAGCAAATTGCCGCTCAGGATCTCCCCATCCAGCCAGCCGATCGTGTAGAGCCGTGGATCGAGCACGGCGGCGAAAGCGTCGCGGAACCGGAGGTACCCGGCCCAGTCGGGAACCATCACCGCTCGCCGAGAGGAACGACGTCGAAGAGGGGTTTGCCGAGGCGGACAAATCCATCAGTGCCGGCCGCGCTGAACTTCACCGATACGATCTTCCCAGAGCAGCGGCAGCCCTTCTTCTCCGTCTGATAGTTGAGACCTAACGGCCCCTTTTCAAGCGGGGTTTCGTGCGGACGCCCCCGCACATAGAGGTGCATAGTAGCGGCAGGGCCATTCCCTTCGAGGTCCGGAAGCACCGATCGGATGAGAACTCGCTTTTGACTTTCGTCGAAATATTGGTCGGCAGTCGTGATGTGCCAGAAAGGCTGCGCACCTTGTCCGCCCGCACCTGCGCAATCGAAACGGAAGAGGCCATAGGGACCGCCCGTGCTTTGCAACGTGACGAGGGACGTCTCACTGGCCGAAAATGGCGTGGCGAGCAGCGGGTCCTCCGCGATGGCGTCTATGCCCAACAGCCCCTTGAACCACACCGGGCGCTGCGCCGCCGCCGTCTCAGAGACGGCGAACGCGATATAGCTGGTGGGGAAAGAGTTGCCGTTGCCCGCGTAGAAGAACCATACTTCGCCGAACTTGCTGTTATGAAAGGCGAAAATGTTGCTTCGCTGCTCCGGGCCGCAGTCCTGCATGAACTCGCGGCTGATCGGGCATGGAATTTGCGCCGGCTCCTGCCCGATCGAATAGGCGTACACTCTTAGATCCGGTGCCATGAAATAGGCGGTAGCGCCACGCACGGCGAATGCATCGAGCGCGACCAAGCCGACATCGGCGACCTTGCCAAATCGCCACGGCTGCGAAGGATCGCCGGTGAACGAGCCGAGATAAAGCGCACCTGACGTCCAAACGACGACGTGCTCACCAAGGAGCGTCGCCCCGACGATCGGCTCTTGGCCCTCTAAGATGACCTCGTCCGAAAGGTTTGACGACGAGGGTGTCCAGTCGGTCAGGCTCTCGGTGTGCGAAATCCGGATGCACCGGCTGTTGAAGGTCCCCGAGACCACCTCGTTACAGCCCAGCGCCATGACCTGCCGCGTACCGGTGACGAGCAGTGTGGTGATGTTTGCCGGCGCCTGCGTAACGTGTGTCGCTCTCGCCCCCGCGATAGACTGGAACAGCTTGCCGCCGCTATTGCTAGCGAGGAGAACATCGCCCCACATCACGAGCGAGTGCCTACCCCCGCCGGTCCAAGCGGCGGGAGTGATGTCCGTTGACGAGACGTCGAGGACGTTGCGCGTGAGTGTCTGGCCCGCGCACGCTATGTTGGTCGTCCCCGAAACGGTGTAGACTAGGAGCTTCGTTACATCGGCGAAGGTTGCGATGACGGACGTCGCGTTCACGTTGCCGCCGATCGTCTGCGGCAGACCCTGATAGAAGCGAACATTGTTCCCATCAGCCCACCGCCCCTTGGAGGCGAACGTGGTGTCGTCGGACACGATGCCGGGTGGCGCGGCCAGCGCGAAATAGCTCATGCAGGGAACTCCTGAAGGGGTTAGCGGCTCTGAAAGCCGAAACCGTGCTCGCCGATGTGACTGGAGGCCCATGAAAGGGCGTGGTCAATGTAGAGCGGGACGCCTGCCGCTCTCAGCTTGTTGCACAAGTACACGTCTTCGTAGTCGCCGCCGAAATACGGTGCCTCGATCTTCCTCAGCGCGTCAGCGACCATGAAGCAGACGCCCATGCCCACTAGGTGGACCTCTTCGCAGGCGCCTGCCTCGGCTTTCTCCTTCGTCGTCCAAACGGGTTCCCCGTTCTTCTCGGCGGTCGGCGCCCCGCCTTCCTGCCGCCGGACATAATTCGCGGCCATGATCGGCTTGTCGTGCCGCAACAATCTCGCCAGCGCATCAGCCGGGAATACGTGATCGTCGTCCAGCCATAGCAGTCCGTCAGCGCCCCACTTGAGAGCCTGGTCGGCGAGGTAGTTGCGACTGTAGGCGATCAGTGCGCCCGAGGCAGTAAACACCTCGATTTCCGGCGGGCCCGCAACTCCTCTGAAGTTGATCGAGAGCCGGGATGAGAAAACCAGCATCTTTGCCAGCGAATCCACGAACTGCCATCGCGCCGAACGATAGATCGGAAGCAGGACAGCGATTTTCATCCCGTCACAATAGCAGAGTCAGACAGAGTAAGCGAACGCGAGCATGACGAGCGAGGTCGCGTTGAAGTCGGTGTCGTTCAGCACTGCAAGCGTGCTGCCGGTGAAGTCGTAGAGGCTGATCGTCGTCGAGCTCGGCGTGACGACATAGACAGGCATCGCCACCGTGTTCATCGTCTGGGCAACGCAGGCGCCGCCGGGATTGGGAACCGCAGGCGTCGTGAACGGCAGGCCGGCGATTGTCGCGGAGCCGGTCGAACTTCCCTTGGCGCTGAGGCGGATGCGGATCTCGACGAAGACCAGGCGCCCGATCTTGGTGTAGCGGCCGAGCTGGTCGGTGTAGGTCATTCCGGTGTTGGCGCCGCCGAACAGCAGGTTCGGCGTGAACGTGCCTTCCTCATAATCGTCCAGCGCGTTCGCATCGGCCGATGGGACCTGGATGGCCGGGAACTGGATCGCGCCGCCCGAAAGACCGAGCTTTTGCCAGAAGTCGCTCGCGCCGGAATGAATGTTGTTGCCGTTGAGGAGCGGCACCGTCGCGCCGGAGGTGCCCGTGGCCTGCGTCGCCGCGGTGCCGAGCCCGAGGTTCGACCGCGCGTTCGACTGCTGCGTTCCGGTCAGGCCCTGGGCATTGGTGTCGACGCGCAGGCGATTGCCCAGAGCGGCCGCCGTCGCCGTCGCGAAGTTCGGATCGTCGCCGAGCGCCGCGGCGAGCTCGTCGAGCGTATCGAGCGCCGCCGGCGAACTGGCGACCAGATCGGTGATCGCGCTGCGCACATATTGCGTCGTCGCGATCTGGGTCGTGTTCGTCCCCGCTGCCGCCGTCGGCGCCGTGGGCGTACCGCTCAGCGCCGGCGAGGCGAGCGGCGCCTTGAGGCCCAGCGCGGCCTGCAGTCCGGTGACGTCGGCGATCGCGTGCCCGTGGGCGGTCGCCGCCTTCTCCGAATCGAGCTCGGCCAGCGCCGCCTGGACATTGGTCGCCGCGATCGTCCCGGCCGGCGAGAAGGTCACCGCCGCGGCGGCATGACCATGGGTCGAGAGCGACGGCGAGACCCAGTCCGATCCGTCGGCCCAGATCGGCCGGTGCGTGGCCTCGTCCCAGGCCAAGGCGCCCATATGGTCCGCCGCCTCGGGAAGATCGGCCGTCGTCGAGCGCCACAGTCGCAGCGGTGCCGGGAGGATCTCGCGCCAGAGGCGTTCGATCGAGCCGAGCACCGCCTCCAGCCAGAGCGGCACGTCGCTGCCCGAAGGACGGAAGATCCGCATCTCAGGCCCTGAGGTTCGGCAGGTTGGGAACGTCGATGGCCGCGGTCAGCGGGCCGCTGCTGGCAGCCCTGCGCCGTCCTGCCGCCTGGATCTCCCCCACCTTGGCGTCGAGCCGGCTGCTCCAGAAGCGCATCCGGCCCTCGTCCATGTGGAAGGCGAAGGCCTCGACCAGAGCGGCGGCGAGATAGACGTCGGGATGCGCGGCGAGCAGCCAGTTGCTCTCCTGGTCGGGACCGAGCGGCGCAATCGTCCGCCAATAGGCGCCCGAGATCGCGGTCGGTGCCGCCGGCGCCGGGCCCAGCAAGAGCGTCGCGCCCTCGATCGCGAAATGTGCCGGGCGGCCGCGCGCCGCGTCGGGATAGGCTGCGCGCAGATCGCCGGGGGTGAGCCGGCTCAGCACGGTTCGGGGCGCACCGTCGATCCAGGGCGCGGAGCGGAAGCCCCAGAAATCTTGCGGAAGCGCCTCCGCCGCAGCACTCGCGACGATCGCCAGCGGCGCCTCGCGCTCGGGCGTGAACACGCTGCGGTTGAGAAAGCGCTCGCCCAGCGCGATGAACTGCTCGATCTGGGCGGCGGTGAAGTCCTCGTTGGTCCAGTCGCCGACGGCGGTCCGGAGCGCGCTCCAGGTCTGCGGGTCCGAAGCCATGTCATACCCTCCCGAGGATGATGTTGCGGGTCTTGAGGTAGCGCCACTCGGGGTCGTCGAGCAGCGTCGCGACCGCCTGGCGGTGGTCCGGATTGAGGATGTCGACGCCCTTTTCGACCAGCCATTTCATCTGCACCGAGGCCGGGATCGAAGCGACGTGCGCCATTTCGCCGAGCCGGCCCGAAGCCGCGTTCGCCGCCGCCTTGTTGCGGGCGATCAGCGGCTCCGCGTCGCCCTCGTAATGGATCAAGGTCCGCCCGCTCTCCGCGTCATGCTCGTGCCAGGTTCTGAGGCCGGTCAGCGGGTCCGCGTCGAGGAGACGCCTGGCCATCAGCGTACGCCCTCCGCCTCGCGCCACGCCCGGGCGCAGCGCTGCGCCGTGACGATGTCGTCCGGTCGCATCACGCCGGCAATCTCCGCGCGCGCGGCCGCGGCCCGGCGGCTCGCCTCGCCGCCGCTGCCCGCAGCGATGTTGAACCATTTATGCGCTTCGACGAGGTCGAGCGGCACGCCGGCCGTGCCGGTCGAATAGCTGACGCCGAGCGCGTAATAAGCGGCGGCCAGGTCGCGGCGCATGGCGGATCCCTTCGCGAAAGTCCGGCCCGGGTGGGCCGGAATGTAAATGAGGAATTGTCGCTGCGACACGGCGAGCTGAGTCTGCGGCGCGACCGGGCGCGAGATGGTAAATCTCGTTTAAACTATTGTAAGCCAAAAATTAATTCTGGAACCGGGCAGCATATTCGCGGTTGCAGCCCTCCGTACACAGTATGCTTTTGCGGAGGTCCGGTTGGACGAGCGCGTGTATATCATCGATGGTGCAGGAAGATCGGGCGTCGCCCTCTCCTTCACTCTTTCCGCGGCCGGCTTCGACCCGCTCTTCTATCCCAGGCTTTCGCTGTTCCTCGCCCATGCCACGGAAACGCCGCCGGCCTGCATCCTCGTCGACGTCGATGGGCCGGGCGACGGAGGGCTGGAGACTCTCTACGGGCTTCGCGCCGGCGGTATTTCCTGGCCGGTGATCGCGGTCAGCGCCACCGACGATCCCGGCGTTGCCGCCCGGGCGCTCTCGGCCGGCGCCGACGATTTCGTCGCCGCGCCGTTCGCGGCCGGAGACCTGGTTCAGGTCATTCGCTCCGCGGCCTCGCTGCTCGAGAGCGCGCGGTGAGCAAGGCTGCCGCCTGGTCGGCAAGCGCCCGTCAGTCGGTGTCGGCGAGCGCCTGCATCAATTGACGCAGCTGCCGGATTCCGTCCGGGTCGGCCTCGTCGAACAGCGGCCTGATGTGCTTGTCGATATAATGGGAGACGCCCGAATAGGACAGCGACCAGCCGGTGAAGCGGCGGCGGCCGGTCTTGCGCACGTCGACCACCGTCACCCGGGCATGGCGGCGGTCGCGGACGATCTTCTCCATCAGGTGGTCGACGGCCTCCGCCGGCCCCTCGATGATCTGCGCGAAGCGGCCCTTGGTGAAGATCAAGGTTCCGGTGATGCCGAGGCGCGCATTCTGGGCGCGCGACACCTCGACGATGCGCCCGATCTCCGCTTCCTCCTCGTCAGCCGCAAGGGTGCTGACGCTTGCATAGAGCAGCGACTTCAAACGTGATGCCTTCCCACGAGCCCGGTCCGGCGGCAGGCGCCCCAGACCCGCCGTAGAACAACAACGATCGCGGGAGGTTGCACAGAATTGCGCAAGTGTCGCGCAAAAATTGGGACACTGTGTCTTCGCGGTCGCGTGTAGCCCGAAAGACCTCGACAGCAGAGGCCGGGGGAGACGCGGGGCTGCGCTCCGGCACGGCGCAGGGCTCTCGCGCACTGTTCGAAGCCTTTGCTTCGCTTGTGGCGCGGCGCGGTAAGCGGTTTCCCCGGCTTCGCACTCTCACGGTGTTCAACGCTGCCCCGGATGATGCGACGAGCCTTCCGGTCCCTCAGCAAAGCTCAGGGAGCCGGCTGGGCGGCGATTGGGCGGAGGAGCGCTCTGATCGCGACCCTCTTGAAAACCGGCGGCGCATTGTGGCTTTGGCGCAGGGCAGCGCGGGAGAAAGCGATGACGAGAACGGGCAGCGGCCGCACGGTTGGTCGGTCGCGGAGGCTTGGCCGGTGAACCGGCGCATCGAATGGGCACTCGCCGTGCTGTCGCTCGCCGCGGCGATCCTGGTTCTGCTCGCCGGCGCCTGGCTGATGCCGTTCGATGTGCGCCCGCAGATGCTCACTGCGGCGCTGATGGCGCTCTCCCTGTGGCTCGTCATCGGGCTTCATCCCGACCGCTGACACCGCCATTACTCACCGCCGACACGGCTGGAACCGGCGGCAGACGTCCCGACGACCGCCGCGCGGACCAGCCCGGGCTCAGGTGCCGAGCAGGCGCAGCCGGAGCGAATTCGGGACCGCGCGTCCGGCCGAATCGGGGCGGTCGCCCGCACCGGCCGTGACCGTCGCCACCAGCCGCTCTTCGCACCACAAGGCGGCGTGCCCGGTCTCGACGTGACGCTGCGCTTCGCGCAGCGCCGCCGCATCGTCGACCGCCGGAAACTCGTCGAAGCAGCCGGCCCGGCCGTCGCTCGAGAAGCACAATCTGTAATATGGCACGCCCCGTTCCCCCGAATCGCCAAGGTCGATCCGAGTATCGGTGAGCGCCGCCCCCCACACCTTCATCCATGTTTATGAAAACACACAAAAAACATCCGCGTTGGAGGTTTCAGCGGGGCACCGGCCGGGCCTGGCCGGACCTGCGCAGCGTGGCAGCGAGCGGCCGCGCGACCGCGGCGATCTCGCCGAAGCCGATCCGGCGCCCGTCGCCGAGGTGGAGAATGGTGCCGGGTCGGACATTCCGCACCGGCACCATCGCATCCGGCATCGGCGCCCCTGTCCGGCGCCCCTTGCCCCGGCTCTTCTCTTTCGGTGCGCTCTTGCCGGCCATAGTGTCTCTCCTCGCTCGTTTCGGCGTCAGGCGACGTTGAGATCGGCGACGACGCCGCTCGATTTCTCGTTGCACGCCTCCAGCGTGAACTCGACGCTCAGCATCTTGCGCTCGCTGTGGCCGGTCTTGGCGAGATCCTCGGTCCGGAACCGCTGATAATAACAGAGCTTCCACATCCCCGGGTCGACGACCAACGCGGAACGCGGCCGCGAGAAGCGGCTCGCCACGATGTTCACCGTGCCGAAATCGGTGACGTAGACGTCGGCCGCAGCGACGATCGTCGCCTTCTTCTGTCCGCTGTTCTCACGATACTGGGTCGCGATGCCGCTGAACGTCGAGGCGGCGCGCTTGTTGAAGCCGCCGACCAGCACGAGCCTCGGCTCCCCACCCTCGTTCCAGCACGACTGCATCACGTCGAGCAGCAGTTGCTCGGTGAACGGCCGCGCCGCGCCGTCGGTCGCCGCCGCCTGCAGTCCGCCGGCGAAGGCGGTCGAGGCGCCGCCGACGCCGCGGCTGTCGTTGCTCTGGATCCACGCCTCGAACCCGGCGCACTTGCGCGCCGCTCCGGCATTGCCCGCCACCGACGGATAATTGCCGGTGAGCCGCGTCTCCATGTCCCGCTTCAGCTCCTTCGAGCGCTTCATCAGCTGGTAGGAGAGCTCGTCGCCGCGGCCGGCATTGTCGGCGGCGCGCTGCGAGGAGGAGACCTGGATCACCTTGTCCATCAGCTGGGTGTAATTGCCCAGCCGCACGGTCGCGGCGGCGGCGTCGTTGGCGGCGTCGTCGCCTTCGAGCACGGCATTGTCGCCGTCCGCCGGCGCAAGCGCGTCGGTTTGCCATTCGTGATTCGTGTGGCTGGCGCTGCCCTTGCCGATCGCCGTCATGAACGGCGTGTCGGTGGGCGAGACGTCGTGGATGACATCGGTCAGATCCTCGCGGCGCCCGGCGACGTCATAGGTCTTGGTGGTGTTGATCGGTACGGCCATGATCTTTCTCCCGCCGGCGTGCCGGCGCTGCGCCGCCGCGCTCCTGGCGAGGAGCGGCGGCCTTGATCGAGGGGGATGCGCGGGGCCGTCGCGGCCCCGCGCGCTGAGGTCAGAGGAAGCGGGCGAAGGTCCGCACCGCGGCGTCCTTGTCTCCGTCGCGCATCTTCTGACGGTCCTGGGCGTATCGCTGGCTGTCCGCGGCGCCGCGGCCGGCGGTGCCGGGGCGCGACACCCTCGGCATGCCGCGCGCGGCGCGCACCGTCTCCATCCTGTTCGCCATCAGCGCACGGTATTTGAGGGCGTCCTGCCTCCATTCATTGGCCTTGCGCATCGCGAGGATGTCGACATGGTCGACCTGGGCGAGCTGCTCCGTCGAATAGCCGAGCTCGAGCGCCGTGGAGCCGAGTTCCTGCCTCAGCTTCGGTCCGCTCGTCGCATCGAGATATTCGGGAAACGCGGCGGCGAGCACCGCGCGCGTCTCTTCCTGCTCTCGGGCCGTCATCTCCTGCTGGGCGAAGACGGCCTGCTGCCGCGCCTCCGCCAGCAGCTGCTGCGCATGGGCGCGCTGGGCAGCATAATGGCGGTGGAGCTCGAGCTGGCCAGCGTAGAGCTCGGGATCCTCGGCGATCAGCCGCGGATCGGGTTCGGGAACGGCGAGCTGCGCCTCGAAATGCTCGAGATGGTCGGCATAGCGCCCCTGCAGTTCCCGGATCGTCGCCAGCGCTTCGCGCTCCACGGCGCTGCGCGCGGTCTGCGCCTCGTGCGATTTCGCCTGCACGAAACGCTCGCGCTCGGCCTCGCGCCGGCTCAGCGTCTCCTGGACGGCACGCGGCAGCCGCGCGAATTCCGCTTTCTCCGCCGAGGTCCAGGAGACCGGCGGAACGATCGATCCGTCGTCCGCAGCGGCGGCGCCCTCCCCGTCCGCCTCCGGCGCGCTGCTTTCGCTCTCGCCCGCGGGGGACGTGCCGTCGGGCTCTTCCCCCGCGCGTCGTGCACCCGAATCCGGCCGCTCCGCGACGGCGTCGTCGGTCTCCTCCCCAAAGGCAGCGAAGCGGTCCTCGAGAGTGCGCGCGACAGTGTCGCCGCCCATGTCCGGCTCGATCAT